CAGATAATATCCAATAGCACCCTTAACAGCAGCAAAGGATATTGATAATCTTGCAACTGCTTTATTATTAATAACAATAAGTGATTCAGAAGCAGTTAAGTTCTGTGGTGCAGGTAATTTTTTTGTAATTAAAGTAAAGTTTTTTGTAGGCAAAGCTGTGCCATCTTCAACAAAGGCATACTTACCACTGTTATGTGATGCTGCTGTAATGCTGAATGTGAGATTTTCCTGTTCCTGTACGTTTACAACTCTCCATGTCGTAGGCTCTAATGTTGTATTTTCTATAACCCAAACGCTGTTAGCTTGTGGAACGGAAGAAAAGGCAGAGGAAACTGTGACAGTAGCACCTGATATATCGCTAATCTCTTTTGTCTCAAGTGTTCCATCAGATAAGATCACTGATAGTTTTGCAGTATTTGTAGTGACTAGATCAGTGGATGCTGTATCATCAACCTCTATCTGAGTAGTACTGATACCTGTTTTAATTCTTCCACCTCTTCTGACTCCCTGTTTTACCTCATCTGCCACTGATATTATCTGTCCAGGACGTACCAATACA